CAAGAGTTTTCATTTTAAGAGAATGTTACAGTTCCTGAGCCAGATGTAAATGTAGTTATTTTATAGCTTCCTGTTGTTACAGTAGATGTAGTTAAACCTGCACTAATTGATGCACTATATGCTGATGAATATTTTAATATTACAACACCACTTCCACCATTACCACCTGCTTCTACTGTAGCACCTCCACCACCACCACCACCAGTATTAGGAGTTCCTGAATTTACTGTTTCACTATTACCACCTGCTCCTCCACCGGCTGTTGCACTACCACTTAAAGAAGGAGTACTATAGTTTCCTCCACCTCCACCACCTGCGTAATATGTTCCATTAAATAATGAACCACTACCACCATTTCCGGCATATGAATTTAATATTGCATTTGAACCAGAGTTAGATGAACCTCCACCACCCCCACCTGCATAATATGCAGCTACACCATCTGCAAGACCAAAACCTCCTTTAAATCCTTGACCTAATGCTCCTCCTCCACCTGAACCTCCTGCAGAACCTGAACCATCTAATAAAACTGAAGTACCATTTCCTCCACCTCCACCTAAAGATGTTACCGCATTAAATACAGATGAACTACCATTATTACCTAAATTAAAACCATTTGTTCCTGCGCCTGTTCCACCTAATCCAACCGTTATAGTATAAGCAGTTGAAAATGAAAATCCAAATGAACCTGATTGAAGGCCACCACCTCCTCCACCTCCGGAATGTCTTTTTCCTCCACCTCCACCACCAGCAACTACTAAATAATCTAATTGTAATATATTTTGTATTACAAAATTGTTTCCACAACCAGAAGATAAATTTATTAGTTTAATACAAGAAGTATTATCGGGGAATGTTACGTTAGCAGTTGAACCAACGGTTGGCAATGATACACTACTACCATCTATACAAATAGTATAATTTGTACAATCAGTAGAATAATATACATCGTATAATGGTCCTGCCGCTGCGGGGTCTACTGTTAAAGTTATTGTTCGTAATATGTCAGCCATATGGATTAAGGATATAAATTAAATAGACATCTGTCTCTATTGTTGTGAGTGGTAAGTGTAAATGATGCAGCCCAACCTGCTAAACCATTGTTAAATCTATCTGCAAAAGGTTCTAAACCTATGGTAGAATTGATTTGAAATGCTTCAACGGAGTATTGTGTAAATGAAAGTAAATCGTTCATTATACTCAAAGTATTAGCGTGTATATCTACTAAATCATCTACATCATAAAACGGAACTATCTGTGCGTTTGTTCTATCTGTTGATTCATTGTTTTTATTTTTTATCTTGTCAGCAATAATAAGTAAGATTTTATAATCAGTTGATGAAGGTTGAAACTCTGCACCTACAATTTGTATATTACCTAATGGGTAAAATGTATATTGCACATCATCTATATCACCTAATGGTCCTTGTGAAACTGCAGCAATAGACGGGTGGTTATTCATAATGGTCTTGAAATAATCCAATACATTATAGTATAACGAATAGTTGGTGCCAGTATTATTAACTAAAAAATTGCTCATATATTAAAGTTGTATTCCACCGAAATATTGATTCGTTTGGTCTGGATAAATCTGTGTTTGATTTCCTACTGATTGTAAGTATTCAGGTATTTGATTTGAATAAGAAATCAAATAGTTCTGTAATCTTAAATCATAGTAATTTGCATTCTCATTAGCTTTTGCTAAAAGATAATCTAATTCAGCTTTTGAAGGAGCAACACCTTGTTCTGATTGTTGTTTAACTGCTCCGTTTGATTTGAATTGAACTGATGAAAATGGTATATACTCTGCACACGCATGCCATATCAAACAAGGTTTAATGTGGTCATCTAATAGGTCTTGGTAAAATACGGATAAATTACCAACCGTATTGGCTATTATCTGTGCATCTAAATAATCATATAGGACTGTTCCTAATAAGTTTTTAAGATATTTTATTTGTGATACACTAACAAAAGGCAATAAAGCATCTGCGTCTATCGCACCCATAAGTGGTGTATTCTTAATAATATCGTTACGGGAAATAAATAGAGCAGTTGCCATAGTTAGTCGTTATATGTTTCGTATTCTTTATTGAAAAACGCTTGTGATTGTCTTACAAAACGAGGTTCTGTATTTTCTGTTGTTTGTTCTTGTGGTTCTTCTTCCATTGCAGGATTTTCTAACTCTTTGTTAGTTTCATCTGCTACTTCAGTAATTGTTTTATCAGTATCTTCCGCTTGCTGAGATAATATAGCTAACGGTGTTAATTGGTCGAAGTATAATTCAGTTTCTTCGTATCCACCACAACTCAAAGCGTAATCTAATGAATTTAAGATTATATTTTGGAATGGTGATATAGTCATTGTTTGCATGATACTAAATGCCGTCATCATTTCTTCTGATTGAGAACTAAAACCATTATTAGCGGTTCTAATACCAAATAAAAGGGGTGATGTAACCCTATGAGCAACTAGGATTCTATCTTGCGTATATTCTGCAACATATTCGTATTTTTCATGTAGGTTATCTATTTGTATAACATCAATAGTAGGTTTAGTTAAAGGGTCATCATTGAATGATAACATAAATCTACCTGCATTATCTGTACCTGTGAATTTAGCCTGAATTAAATCCTCTATAGTTTCTCTTTCTTCAGGTGCCGGAACTCCGTTATTAAAGTTAATCATTACTGCTGGTAAGAAACCATTAGTAATATTGTTGATGTGTAGGTTAGAAATCTCTCCTTCTGCTATGGAATACTGCATTGCAGATACCCAATCAGGTAAGGAGTAGTAATATAAACCTGGAAAATAGTTTTTAATGTAAAGTATTTCACATTTCTCATTTGATGTTTCGAATGTAGGTATTTTCTTTTTGTTTTTTACTGCTCTTTGGTCTTGCCAATCGTGACAGTAGTAATAATTTTCTATCTTTGGATTACCATTTAACTTTTCAGCTCTTAAATATTGAACTGGCACATGGTAAAACTTAATTACTTTAGTATGTTCATCATTCCAATATACCTGATAAGCAGCATTTCCAAATAACTTTAAATCAAATGCAACTCTTTTAGTTTCTTCTTGTGGTATAAGTTTCTGTAACACTTCGTTGAAGGGGGCATTCTTTGAGTATAAGCCCTTGCCGTATATCAAGTCAGCTATACCCTCCACACAAGCAGAAGTTGTTGTAGAGATGTTAAATGCCCCTACTACTGCATCGAAGAAATCATCTTGTCCATAAACTCCAAACGGAACATATTGGTAACGAGTTTTTGTATCCTCTACTATAATAGGTAGTTGGTTATTGCTTGTATTTACAATTCCGAATTGCTGATTTTGTTTCATATTAGTCCAATATTACATACTTGTTTTCTGAAGTATGAGAGATGTATTGTGTATTTTGATTTTGATAATCTGATTTAGGTATTGATAATGATGAAGACATATAAACTTGAACTGAACCATGCCATATATCAGTTGCACCATTATATATTACTGCTCTATATTCACCACCTATTATAGAACCACTAATGGAAGCAGTAAATCCTAACATACTTTCATAACCATTATAGGTTACTCCTGAAAGGGATGCAGTATAATTATATTGAGTCATCATATCTTGCAAACTCATAGTAAATGAGTTAGAAGCAGTTGGCTCTGTTCTAATGGTATAAGAATTACTCTGTGATATGTGATATGAAAGCATTATCTAGTATTTACCTGGTATTATCTCTATTATAACACAGACATTTTAAATTATCATCAAATAAAAAACCTCCCAACAAAAGTTAGGAGGTCTTAAAGTAATCTATGTACTATACTGAATTAGTTATACACAATAGTTGGTTGAGTAGCAAAACCTGCAAATGGATTTACAGTTGTACTACCTGATAAGAATGCTGCTGGTAATTGTTCCATACCGGTCAATGTTACAGAGTATCCGTACAAATCTCCTAATGCAGCTCCTGTTTGAATAGTTCCTGCAGTTACATCAGCTCCTAATTTTTCTCCAACTAACAATGCATCTCCGTTGTTTGTCCATATCACGACCTGTGGTCTAGCATATGCCATCAACTTTAATTGAGTTGTCATCTCATTCGTTAATTTCTTTAAGTTCAACGTTAATTCTTGTGAGAAAAAAGTTGTACCGTTGTCACGAGATGTATTTACTGTTTCAGTATATGCACTAGAACCTTTCAATTGGTAGAAATATACCGTTGAACCAGAAGGTAAAGCAGTTACCTGTCCGTTTGCATCCTTTGTGAAAGAGCCAGTTGTGTAGTTAATAAAATAAGCACCTTGTAGGCCACCTATTGATTCCTTACATACTTCCTGACGTCCTTGCGTTAATAAACAAGCCATATCTGTATTTGTTTTAAATGTTAGTTAATATAGTGGGGGATTTTACACCCCCATCTATTTTTTAGTAAGCTCCGTAATATACGATGTCTTGTCCGATACCAAATGTAGTACCTCCTGTGTATCTCATTATGATACGATAATTTTGTGACCCGTCAATATTAGCCATGTCCAAAACGCGAACTTCATTATAGTCAGATAATAAACCTGTACCAAAGTGTAAGTTAGATTTTTGTGCTGCTACGATTGAGTTAGAGGCCATACCTGGACACAATACGATTTCGATACCTTGAAAGTTAAATGGTTTTTCACCAACGTTCATTTGAGTTTGGAAACCTGATTGGTTAGCATTTCCACCTAAAGCAGTTTGGTATGCTCTTGCTACGTTTGAAGAAACATAAATCAAAAGGTCTTCTTTACCAAATACCGCATTAGGGATTGTTTGATAAACTGAATTGATTTTGTCAATTACGTTTGTAGATGATACAGAACCAGAGATAATTACTGAACCACTCTTAGCTGCTAATACTGCAGTTGCTCCACCTGCTGCGATTGAAGCAGAGAATGCTGGTAAGAATCCACCAAATTGTCCGTTAGTAGATGTAGAACCTGTCCAAATAGATTGTTCTGTTGCTTGTGCTACGATTCCACCTACATAAGAGATTAAATAATCGTTGAATGATTTAGGGATTTCATCAAATGCTGAATATCCTAATTGTAATGCTTCCCAAGATGCTACGAATTGTTGCTTACACAATTGTAAATTGACTTGTAATTCCTTTGGAACTAATACTGCTTCTGTTAAAGCAACTGAACCAGAAGTAGTGAAATCACAAGAAGCATCTTGTACGATTCCATCAACTGCAATCTTTTGGATAACTTCTTTGTACTTCACGTTAGGGTGAATTGTTACATACTTGTTGTCCAAAGTTTTAGCAGATAATAATGCTGCTGCAATATATGCGCCTGCAAACTCACCCGCGTAGGTTGTGGTGATTGTAGGTTCAGCAAACTTTTGTAATTTTTTCATTTTTTATTTGTTAAATGAGTTAATAATTGTTTATCTATATAATTTAGATAAGAATGTACCCTGTGGAGAGCCTGTTTTCTTACCATAGTTATTCGGTGTGTGTAGATGGTCTGATGATAATTTAGTATCTAATGGTGCTCCATCTAATTTTGGAAGGTCTTCTTCCTCATCTTCTTCAGCTGCTAATTCAGTAGGGTCTAATGAACTTACTTCAGGTGCTCCTTCTTCAGGATATGCTGATTCTAATTTCTCTTTCATTTTAGAGATGATTTTTTCCATCTCATCTATTCTGTATCCTAATGAAATTATAGGGTCTCCTGTAGGTTCTCCTTCTTTAACTTCATTTGATTTACTTTCTTCTGTTGCATTAGGTAATCCTTCAGCAGTTTCAGTAGTTGCATCAGCCATTTCTATTTCTGCTTCATCTTCGATTTCAGCTTCTTTATCTACAACTTCTTCATCTACTAATTCAACGTTTTCTCTTTCAACAATCTTACCATCTTTAGTGATAATCTTTATGATTACTTCGTTTCCTTCTGAGTCTTTAAGAGCAATTTCATGCTCACCATCTGGTGCAAGAGTTTTACTTCCATCTTCAGCAACTACTTCAACATCTTCACCTACATCAAATGTAGGAGATTGTAGAATAGTTCCATCTTTTGTTTGTGCATCTGTAAAATTAACTTCATTTTCTAATGAAAGAAGTGTCATTATTTTGCTTAATACTGATTTTGAGTTCATGTTTGTTAATTTTATTCTATTATTACTTAATAACAGAGGTTGGTTGAAAAATAGTTATTTTTATGGTATTGGGTTTATAATTAGGTATCCTACATTTAAACTACCAGCGAAGTTATGGCTTAGTGTAAATGAACCATTTGTTTTTCCTGATACAACTGCAGGGTATTCATTTCCCGAATTTAATTCTTGTGTAGTTGCTAATATAATTGAGTTAGAAGTTACTAAACCATTATTTACAGTAAGACTACCATTAACAGATACAATACCTGCTGAGCCTGAACCTCCTGTATCTACTCTAATAGAACCACTTAAATCTATGTTGGTTGAATCTACTCTAAATGTAGTAGAAGGTGTAGTTGGAAAAGTTTGTGCTTTTGCAAATAATATATTATCTCCAAATCCTTGTACATAACTTCCTAAACCAACTGCAGTTCCAACTTTCATTGCTGCAGTATTACCTTCATAAACTGCATCCATTTGGAATACCGCAGAACCACTACCATATCCACTAGAACCTGTTGATACTGATAATTGAAGAACAGAGCCAGATGCGTAGCCAGATGATACAGATGTATTACTTATATACATCGTAGATTGGTTTAGTGAATTAATTCTTTGAGAGTTATCACTTCCACCCGCTCCCGCTGCTTCTTGGAATGACAAATTTGATTTAATGATTTGGTAATCGTTAAATGTATTCGAACCCGTAGTTGCAAATATATTATATCCTAATATCTGTGCAGATGAACTAACTGTTCCTGTTGGTGCAGTTGAAGAACTAACGAATCCTAATGCAGTTATCTGTGCTGATGAACTAACTGTTCCTGCTGGCACACTACCACCTCCAAACGATGATGTAGCTACTAATGTAGAAACGTTACCTGCTCCTCCTACCCATACATATCCCTCTGTTAAAGATGATGTTAATGAGCCTGTTATATTTACTGCTCCGTTAATAGATGTTGCACCACTAACGTTTAGAGTTCCTTCTATGAATGTGTTAGAGCCAGAATCAATTAAGAAACCTGTCTTTCTTACACCTTGACTAGGTCCTGTTCCTACTGCAAATATAGTGTTAGCAGTAAGTGCTCTCGTTCCGTTTAAATCGTTGTTTCTACCTAAGAAAGCAGAACCATAACCTAAACCATATACACCCGCACTATATGGTGAGTTTGCATATGTAATAATGTTATTACCATATATAATAGTTCCTAATAAACTACTATTATCACCATTTGCTGATGCTGATACTTGACAAAAGTTACCTCCTAAAAAGTTGTTCTTTATTTGTCTGTCAAATGTAGTTGTTGTGTTAGAACCACTTATAAAAAATTGACTTGATTGTCCTCCTACTAAATTGTTTAAGAATTCTACTCTTTGATTACCTGCAACCGCAGAAGGTGCGTAGTAATTATTTTGTAAATTTATACCACCTCCATAAATTGAGTTATTGTTCATTGCTATAGATGAACTTGCTAAATTATATGTTCCACCAGCCGCAAATACGTTGTTATTTACACCAACTTGAGCAACTAATTGTGTTCTACCTGCTCTAAAAGTTGGACCTGCTGCAAAGAAATTACCTTGAAAGTTTATACCTGCTGATGCTGAAATCATACTTTCGGTAGTATCACCTAAATTTACATTTCCTGCTAAAATGTTTCCACTAAAAGTATAAGTAGAAGATGATATAGGACCTCTGAATGTTGGTGTTCCATTGGAGGAAACATTATTATTATAAACAACTGGCACATTACTCATAGAGGATGTGAATTGAGGTAATGTGCCACCTAAGCCTAGATTACTACTACCTATTCTTCTTTGGAATCCTGCAGTATTAGTTGTAGGTATTTGAAATATATTATTAGAACCACTTATGATTACACTTGCAGTTACAACACTCTGCGTAACTGTATTAAATATAATATTTGTTAAATTGCTTCTTCCATCCGCAGATGCTGATATTAATAAATTATTCTGTAATGAAGATGAGAATGCTAATCCTCCTTTTACAGTAAGAACTAATGAACCACTAAATGGTGTTAAAGTAGTTCCGTTACCAATTGAGTCAGAGAATGTTTCATCTCCTATGAATGTATTAGAACCCGTAGTTGCAAATGAACCTGTGTCAATTGTGCTACCTGATACATCTGGTAATACTACACCAAATGTAGTTGTATCTCCTTTTGTAAAAGTTAAAGTATTTCCACTAAATGATGCAGTTACTAATGAACTTGCCGTTATAGATGAACTTACAAATCCTAAATTTGTTATTTGTTGTGAGCCTGATATTGTTCCTGTTGGCACACCACTACCACTAACATCAGGTATTACTACACCGAATGTAGTTCCGTTTCCTTTTGTGAATGTTAAAGTGTTACCACTAAATGAAGCGGTTGTTAATCCTAAACTTGCAGAAGTAAATAAACTTGCAGTTGCAGAGTTTAATAAATTGATACTAATCTGTTGAGAAGCAGTTGATGCATTCAATCCACTATTGATTGTTAATTGAGATGCAGTAAAAGCATTCAATGAACTAATATCAGTTGAGCCTCCACCACCACTACCTGTATTAACAGTTACTGCAAACGTATTACCATTACCTTTAGTAAAAGTAATTGTATTAAGATTTACCGATGCAGTGATTAAAGATGATGCAGTAATAGCAGATGTTGCAAAACTACCTGTATCTAAACTATCTACTAACGTATCTATCGTTGCAGTATTGTATGTTCGAAGTATAGCAGGAGTAATCGCTTCCGTTGCTTGGTCTGGAAACGAACTCTGGTTTAGAGCTTCTAATTGTGCTTTTGTTAAAATCGCCATATTGCTAATTTATTATTATTGTTCGTCTATAAATCGTTTGTATCCTAATGTAAAGCCATTAGAAAAGCCTGATGATTGATATATTGGTATTGGTGGGTAGCCTTGTATATTACCTATACCTTGTGCCATAAGAGCACCATTACAACAATCTCTTCCGTATCTATCTTCATTCAAACATAGACATCCTCTACGATTATTCTTTGGAGATGATAAACCTTGTGTGGGACCTATATAGATACCACTAGCATTCTCTCTGTTGACAGAATAACGAAGGTTTCCATTACGAGAATTACTCCACTTTGCCATAAGTATTGTTTATTCTATATAACAACGAAAGTGGGATTTATACTTACCCCACCTTCTTCAAGCTTTCTTTATGCATTAAGTTCTGTAATGTATTGTAATCTGAATGATATGATAAGAAGAACAAACACTTTTCCAATGGTTGTTTAACTACCTCATCTATTTTAAGGAGTTCTCCACCGCAAAGAGTGATGATTGATTGATAAGAGCCCCACTTGCGGCCAAAATTGATTTGATGTTGGGAGGTATCTCCTGATGATTGTGAATCAAAGATTTCAGGGTATTTTTCAATAAGACCTTTGATAAATTGATAAAAAAAAACAGAGTACCAAAGTGTATCTCCATGCTTACTTCTCTCCAATGCTCTGAAGGTTCATTGCCTGTATATTGTTCTATCTCATATAACTTACCTACTTTCTTTTTAACAGGTCTGTATAGTATAGCCATTATCTTTTCCCAATTCTCATTTATATTCAGCTCATCGTACTTTGATATATCTACATAAGCACCATAAGCAATCTCAGATAAGTTTGGTTCGAACCCATACTCTACTCCGTTTATATTTACGAATGGTTGTAAATCAAATGTATCTCTTGCTATAAATGAAAGCAGTTGGTTTTTTATTTGAATGAATGTGTTTGTATCTATTTTTTGCTTTACACCTGG